TTATTCAACTGAAAGCAAAATATCTATATCATATTAAACCAAATGTATATGTTATATCGGCCTCAAATGATCAAGGGAATAATCTCTTTATTTACTATGAATACTCAAAAGGGAAATCTTCAGAAGACATTGATATCAGATACATACGAGAGAAGGGTAGAAGATTATGTGATGTTTATATCGATAGTATGATGATATTAAATTATGTAGATAAAGAACATCCTTACAATAAACGATTAGGAAAAGAATTTTCAGTATATCAAGAAATTTATAGTATTAAGGATAATATTATTGATGAATATATCGGTTTAGATAAATTTCCATCTTTAGATAAATTATTAATTAGAGATGCATTACAAGGTTATAAGTTAAAATATAATGTAAATGATACATTTTATTATATAGGTATAGATAGTATCTTACCTGAAGTATGTATTCAGAGAATTTATCCTTATCAATTATTTATAGATGAAAATTATAAAACTGATAATATTAAACCAAGAGTAATATTTAATGGAAATTTATATATTAAGAATTAATTTCATCTTTATAGATGATAAATAAAAATCATAATCATTTACATCTTCATAAAAAGGTTTTAGAAACATTATAAAATCTATATCTATTTTATATTCTTTTAAGCGTCCTCCATAAATTTCCCAAAAAGGATTTAGAAACCATATCATACTAATATCTGTATAGATATATTTTGATTCATCTTTAATATATATTTAACATCTTTTAAATCTTCACATTCTATTAATATATAATCATCTAAAATATGTTTACTAAATACGCTTTTCATATATATTTTATCTTTGTTTAATAATCCTATTTCTTGATTTATAGAAAAATTATTATCTTTTATTTGTAAACAAGTATATTTACTATTTTCATATTTAATATTTTTTATTTTCTTTATTTTAAAAATATCCCGTTTAGTACAAGGAGTCATTAATAAATAATTTAAAATTTCAATATGTAAAGGATCTTTATATTTTATAATATCTTCTGTAATACATTCATAATTATAATATTCATTATCACCAATTATCTTATTATCTTTATGATGAAAAGAAATATTATCTTTATCATTGAATCTTAAAAATATAGTATCATTGCTGAATAATGAATTTTGTTCTTTTAAAATAGTAACATTTTTTGGTATAAATTTATCATAATCAACTTTAATATTAAAATTAAAACGATTTTTAGAATCTTTATTTCTTTGAATACTATAAATATTTACTATATTTTTCTTTTCAGGTATTTTTATTTCAGAATATGTTTTATTTTCAACTTTTTGATGAATAGTTTGTGGTTTTTTTAATTTATGTAAAATTATTTCACCGATATGATTAATTAATTCTTTATTTAAGATAGATATTTCATCTGTATCTATCATATCAAATATACTTGGATAATGTAATCTATATAATTCTATATATGTAGAATCATTACTGATATCATAACCTGTTTCTTGTAGTATTAAATGGGATAGAGTTTGAAACATGTAATTTTTATTCTTTTTTGAGAAATACATGTCATAAGTTGACATAATTAAAGATTAAAATTATTAGAATAATATTCTTTAAACTTATTTTTAAGGGTTACCACCTTGTCTTTGTAAATCACTTCTTGTATCACTTTCATTAGCATCCCTCGCTTCTTGAGCTGCTACAGCAGCAGCAACATCTCCGTCATCTTCCATAGCCGCTCTTCTTTGTCTTTCAACATTACTTAAACCAGATTCTACTCTTTCAGTACCAGAACCGAAGGTAGACGAACCGAGAGATGATGGACCAGTATTTTCACCCGTAGAAGCCATATTCATACGTGATAATGAAGTATCTACATTTGTATCAACTAAATTACCATCTACACTATTATCTATTCCTGTAGTGGGGACATCTACGTTACCATCCATTAAATTATCGGGGACAGAAAGAATACTATCACTCGGGAAAGCGTCAACTGGATTATAAAAATCATAACTAGGTAATAATTCATAACTTTCATTCGCCATAATATCAAAATATTTACCGCCACTTGTAATACCTGGATTTCTACCTGGGAAAATACCCGTAACAATATCATCAACAGTAGGACAAGATACGGGAGGTACAGTAGGACAAGCGGGACATTCTTTATCACCACCTTCTGAGCATACTGGGCATTCGGGACACATTCCTTCATTACATTTTAAATCGGGACATTTAGGACACGCAGGGCATCCAGGATGATCAGGACATTCTGGGCATTTTAAATCTAAGTTACTAATCTGATCTTTTAAATCTTTGCCTAAATTTTCACTGTTTGTGCTCATATAATAAATCATCGTGCCTATAACAAACAATAAAAATAATGAAACATATTGTAATATTTCAGCATACTCATTTGTATCAAAATAATAAGAAAACATACTATATAAACTTATAGAATATATTTTTATAGAAAATATTTATATCTTTATAAAATAATCTTTTCTTAAATCAATCATATGTTTATCTGTCAGCTTCGTATTTAGATATTCTTCAAATGATAAGCCTTCTAACATCTTTTTGATAAAATGAATCGCATACATGCCACACTGTGAATTTCTTTTTTGATATGAATAATCATTATAAAAATAATAAGGTTCGCAATTACATTTTAGACCTTGTTCTTGAGCTAATTTAATTAATTCTTTTATTTCTTTGGGGGGTTTCCTACCGAATGAATCAAAATAATAAATACCCGGATAATCATTATTATGTTTACCTAAATCCATATATAAAGATATCCAATGTTGCCCCCCTTTTGTACTGGGATCAGTATTAAAAACGATACCTATTTTAGTTTCTTCTTTATCTAAATGTTTTTTCATATCAAAACTACACAAATTACTAACTGAACATTTAGAAAAATCTATGGGAACAGCCCCATAAAAATAAAAATTTTTATCGGCATCTAAATGTTGTTCTAAACAATCTTCAATTTCAAATGTCGATAACCATTCATTGTAATCTTTTACCCATTCTTCAGGCATTTGGGGTTTAAAACTATCTATAAATTCTTCTTTATCTGGTCCTAATTCTTTCATTAATGATTTTATTTTTTGCCAACAAGCTTCGGAAGAACATTTTGATATTTTACTTATTTGTGCGCATATATCTCCATGTATATCTTCCGGTTCTCTAGATAAATCTACTTTGTCTAATTTTTTATTATTTTCAGCTAATCGATTGATTGCTTTACCAACTTTTATTACAATATCATCATCTAAACAACTTCCTTCTACATCGTTTTCTCCAGGAGAACAATGCTTTTCTTTATACATTCTTTTCCTTGCTCCTCCATTAGCACCACCTACTGCTCCACCTTGTGCCCCACCATCAAGATCATTTCCATCATAACCACCTTCCAAATTATCATACTCCCCTTCTAAATTATCATACCCCCCTTCTAAATTAAAATCCATCTATAATATAAATTTGATTTTTTTATTTAAAAATTTAAAGTAAATAATTATTAGACAGAAATGGATATTTGTGATAAGAAAAATCAGATTCAAGATTTACTTAATGAAATTTATAGTGAATATAATAGAATGAATGAAACTAAAATACAATCTAAATGTGAAACTGATTTAGAAATGAGAACTATGATTAGTAATATTCGTAGTTTAGAAAGTAGTAGTTTAGAATAAGATAATCGTATTAAATGCTTAGAGAAGACAGTTTGTGATTATGAAAAAGTTATTGAAGATTTAAACTCAAAACTAGAACTAAAAGAAGAATGTGATAGAGAAAATAATAGACATGATATGGTAAGAACATTATCAAAAGATATATCAGAAAAAGATAGAGAAATAAATAGACTTAATGGTTTATTAGAATTCTATAAGAAAACCAAAGAAACAAAAAAACATAATATTGATAATATTATTGAAGATGTAAAAAATAAAGAAGAAAGTAAAATAACCCTTTCAGAAGTAAATGAACCGGTTAATGAAGAAACGGGGGAAGTGAATCCTAATTTCGTATATGATATACAAGAATCAGAACCTTCACCTGATAGTAGTATTCATTCTTCAGATAATTTAAATGAAACAATTGAACCCCAAGAAGAAACTAAAGAAGAATCTAAAGCAGAAGAATCTAAAGCAGAAGAATCCAAACCTGAAGAATCCAAACCTGAAGAATCCAAACCTGAAAAAACTTTATTAAAGGTCAAGAAAAATAATAAGACATATTTCGTTTATAAAGAAGATGAACCTGAACAAATTATATATGAATACAATGAAGAAAAACGTACCGATAAAATTGTTGGTAAAAGAACTAGAGTAAATGGTAAATGGTCTTGGAAACTAAATTAATAGAATTATTTTGATTTTAATAATTTAATATAAATTTCACTTATTTCATCCTTCGTAGAAGCGTGTTTAAAACTTTGAATAAATCTCTTATTATCATTCATATATAAATCAATTAAATATGGGTCTATATAATTTTTTTTACAGATTGCTGCTGTGTTATTCAGTTTATGTGCTGTTTTTTGTAAAGCCTCATTAATATTTTTTTTGTATTCACTTTCTTTAGTAGGAACTTCATATTTTAATATTTCAGATATGAAACTTAAATTTGCTACCCAAGTTCTAAAATTTTTACTAGTGAAATTTCCAAAACTTTTTAAATATTTATTGACATCACTAGATTTTAATGAATACCATTTATTACCCCTTCGATAAGTAAATATCGGTTCATCTTTTTTTAATGTTCTTTTTTTATTGCGAATATTGTGACTTAATCTTTTACTCCTACACTTACCTGTATTTTTAACGCCTTTTTTACCTATAAAATCAACACTTACAACATCACCATTGATTTTTATATGTCTCGATTCTAGAGTCGTAGCACCAAATGAATCATTCTCATCCCGATATTTTTCGGAACCTATGCGAATACCACACTCTATTACCAACATTAGAGCCATTGCTATTTGTTTTTCTTTCGTTTCTCCTTCTGAATATAAATCTCTTTTTACACTATTCATCATTTTTTTATAATTTTCACCAAACTCAATCATTTTATGAAAATTTTTTTCTTTATTTTTTTCAGTAAACTTTTTATTATAAATATACTGAGGTCTTTCTTTTTCATCATAACCAATCGCTAAAACTTTTTCATTTTTATTTAGATTTATTTTAACATCTTTATAAGCCGGTGGTATATATAATCCTTCTAATAATCTTTTAATGATAGATTCATTTATATGATTACCTCTCATATCTAAATATTCATAAGTATATTTATCTTTACGTTTATATTTTATATGTCTAGTTATATATTCTTTCATCTACTTATTATTTATATTTTCTTTTTGATTTATTTTTTGTAGTCTTTTTTATCTTTTGTAAATGTAATAGTTCTATCGGTATATTCATAGATTCTTGATTTAATTGTACCCAATTATTAGGTTTATCTGTATTTTCAAAATTATAACCAAATAATCTCATTAAATCTCTATCAAAACCTGCTTTTCTAAATCTTAATTCATGAGGTCTTTTTTTAGATCCACTTTGACCTTTATGAGGATCCCCATGAGATAACATAGGGAAAGCATTGATTTCTAAACATTTTACACTTAAATCTTCTCTTACAATATAATCTGAACCCCAGATTTGATAAATTTTATTTAAATCGGTATGAAATGGTTTATTTTCACAAGATTTATATTCTTCAAGGATATCGGTAAATAATAATGACATTTCTCTTATATTTTGAAATAAATTTCTCATAATCGTTTTATATTGTGGTAATTCACTTAATCTACCCATCTTACGTGTATCTGTAATATTATATTCACCTTCTTCATCTGCTTTCCAATGAGATACATGAACATTTTTTCTCATTTGTTTTTTAGGAACAAAAGTTTTACCACTTTTATCTTTTACAGATAAAGGATATACTTTATTGTTTTTACCTACAAGACAATCTTTATTATCATACTTTAATTGAAATAATGTGCAATAATATAACGCATCATTATAAGCATAAGTTTCACCTGTTCCTTTTGTCAATGAATAAACTCTTAAATTATATTTATGACCTCCTCGAATTAAATGAGATTTTCTTATCCCCTTTTGTAATATATATTCGTGATGTAAATGTTCCATTAAACAAGGACCTTGAATATCTCTACTTTTATCTTCTACCTGAAATATTTTTTGATATTCTTCAAAAGTTGATATTAAATTTATACCTTTCCCATGAACACCGAATATTTGTTTAAAAAACCATAAATCGCCATTTTGAAAATCTTTGGGAAATAATTTATGATTTTCCCAATTGGTTATTGTATAGGGTGCTAAATGAGTTAAGTTTAACTTTTCTAGCCTCTTATGCCAACTATATAAACAATCTACAATCGCTGAAAAACCTGTTTTATTCCATACTTTTATTTCAGATCTTATTTCGGGAGCTGAATATGTATCCCAATAAGAAAACTTAGATAACTCTTCGGGTGTAGCACTATACCACCCTTTATCTTTTAAATAATCTGCTAAATTATGACTTCTATTTATATGAAATGACATAAATATAATATTATATATAATATAAAATGTTTACCTTACTAAAAAATATTTTACTGATTAGTTTATCTTTAACGAATAAGGAATTTATCAATAAACATAATTCAGAAAATCATAGTTATCTTGTAGGTGAAAATAATTTTATTAATCATACATATATAGATGAATACAATAAGATAAATCATCATATTTTTGTATCAAATGATAATCCTGTCATAATAAATTTTACAGATTTAAATAAAGAAAGCGTGAATTGGAGAAAGAGATATAAGGTCTCATCAGTCAAAAATCAAGGAGAATGTGGTTCTTGTTGGGCTTTCTCTTCAGTGGGCGCGGTTGAATCTGCCTGGGCAATCAAACATAATATATTATATAATCTTTCTGAACAAGAATTAATTGATTGTTCATCAGAAAATAATGGATGTGAGGGCGGGTCTATGGTTAAAGCTTTTCAATATATTACAGAGAATGGTTTATGTAGTAATATATCTTATCCTTATACAGCAGAAGATGAACAATGTAATAATACTTGTAAATCATTGGTACAAATAAGTAATTATAGTGATATTATACCGAATCAAGAAAAGATGTTAATGAGAGCTGTTCAACATCAACCTGTATCTGTAGCTATTCAGGCTAATAAACGTTCATTTCAAATGTATAAATCAGGTATTTATTCAGATCCCGATTGTGGTTTTGAATTAGATCACGGAGTTTTACTGATTGGTTATGGATATGATAAAAAATATGATATGGATTATTGGATTATAAAAAATTCATGGTCTGAATCTTGGGGCGAAAATGGTTATATAAGAATTCAAAGAAATATAAATGATTCTAGAGGTTTATGTGGTATTGCTATGGATCCAAGTATTCCTATAATTTAATATTATTTTTTTTAATTTAATTTATTTTTTTTTATAATATATTAATATAAAATGGAAAGAACTATTTTAAGATTGCGTGACGGTAGTATATTGTCGTTATTTGTGGACGGCATATATAATATTAGAAAAATTCGTTCTACTACTACCGGTGGTCCAATTCATGGAAAATATAACAATTCAAAACAACTTATCAAAGTAACTGATATAAAATCACCAAAAGGTAATCCAGTAAGTTCCGAGATATTTTATCAATATGTAGACAATAAAGGTATAGCGAAGGATGAATCAATACATTCTTTACCATCCAATCAAATCACAGATGGTAAGTATAAACTCATCCCGATGAATCTTTCAGATACTACTGGCGAGTTGAATAAGGCTTTAATGGATGCCATCTCAGGCGAAGTCGTGTCTGAGGTGCCGGGTGCCCGAGAGGCGAAAGCTGTCGGTAAAATTTTGAGTAAATTATATCATTTAAAGGACGCCAGTGAGAAAACCCCCATTGATACACTCCGCGATTCCATTTCCACACTGTTGCAAATGATCGAAAATAATAATTATAATATAAAAAGGTTAAGTGAGGAGTGTTGTGGAATCAAAGAGCGTGGATTGAATCCATTGCTACAGCTAGAACCTGAGCCTGAGCTAGATACGCCGAGAATCGGGGGTAAAGGGTCTCCACAATATCTACTGGAGGATAGAGAGGATAGAGTAGATACGCCGATAAAAGAGGATACAGATTCAGATCAAGGTACGCCGAGAATCGGGAGTACGCTGGGAATCGCGTCTACCCGTGGGGGTGGTAAATCTAAGCGTAAGAAGAAAAATAAAACTAAGCGTAATAAGAAAAATAAAACTAAGCGTAATAAGAAAAATAAAACTAAACGTAGAAATAAAACCAAGCATAAGAAGACCCGCCGTAATAAAAAGACTAAAAGACGTTAAATTAAATATTTATATGAATATATTCAATCTATAAAAAAGAATAAAATTGATAAAGGACATCAATTATTATTTGATAAAATATTAAAGAATCCAACGTTGTTAAAAGATAAAAATTTAACCAATCATAATCTAGATGTGAAAACATTACATTTTAAATATGTTTAATCATTAAGATCCATTAAAATATTTCTTTTTAATGAATATTTCTTTTCAACTTTACGTTTATTTTTCATAAATGTTAATAATTCTTTCGCTTTCTCCTCTGAATTAAAATATTCTGTAAAACAATCGTAAAGAAACTTATTTGTAAAACCTTCATAACTATTATTTACTGTAGGAACAATACTTGTATTTAATGCTTGAATATTAAAGGTCGGTATTTGTGATTTTTCAATATTACTTATATTTATTTCTTGTAATATTTCATCACTTAATTTATCTCGCATCTGTTTAACAGGTGCAATTTTTTCTTTCATCTTATCATTGTATTCTTTGATTTGATCGTCACACTGAACCCATTGAACAATTTTAGATTCCATTTTTTGTATATTTAATACAGTAATATTTTTAAATCAAATTTAAAAATAACAAATTTTAACATTTAAGCACAATATTACAAATACTGAAACAACTATAAATACAATAATCATACTGAATATAAAAAAATAAGGATATAATTGTTCCAAGACTTTATCAACGATAGGTTTAATAATATCATTATTAATTGTATCTATATGTTCTTCTCGTTTAATTTCTTTTTTTACTGAATCTAATAATTTACGTGTAATAGTTTCGAATGACATATAGTAATAGTTTATCTTTTATGATATTTTTAAACTTAAAATTTGATTTAAATATTAATTATTATTAATTAAAATATATCTTAATCACAATGGGAATCAAAGGATTAACCCAATTAGTGAAAAAGAATTCACCAGAATCTATTAAACACATCGGTTTATATAAGATGAAAGATAAACGTATTGCGATTGATACAAGTATCTTTCTTTACAAGAGTTTAATGAATGTAAGATCAAAAGGAGATTATTTAAGAAACAGCGAAGGTAAAGTTGTAAGTCATATTCAAGGTTTATATTATAAAACAAATCAGCTATTAACATTTGGTATTACACCTATTTATATCTTTGATGGTAAACCTCCCCAAGAAAAGAGTGATTGTATTAAAGAACGCAACAAGAAAGCAAATGAATGCAAAGAAAAGATGGAAAATACAGAAAATCTTGAAGAAAAGAAAGCGTTAGAAAAAGGAACTATTCGGATAAAGAAAGAATATATAGATGATCTTAAACATATGTTTTCATTAATGGGTGTATCTTATATTCATGCCGATGGTGAAGCAGAAGCTTATGCTAGTGAACTATGTCGTTTAGGATTTGTAGATGCTGTAATGACAGAAGATATGGATACTCTTTCTTATGGATGCCCTCAACTATTCAGAACTTGTATTGACAAGAGTATTAAGCGTCCCGATATAGTTACAGTATTTAATTTTGAGAAAATTTTAGAGGATTTTAAAATGAATCATGATGAATTTATTGATATGTGTATCTTATGTGGTTGTGATTATTGTCCAACTATTCCTAAGGTAGGGCCAGTTAGAGCAATGAAATATATTCAAAAGTATAGTAGCATAGAAAATCTAATTAATTCAGATGAAAAAATAACTATACCTGAAGAATTTAAAAATAAATATGTTGCTTCAAGGGGATTATTTAAAGTATTTGATGGGAAAATAGATTTAGAAAATTTACCGATTTCAGAATCTAAATATGATCCGGATGGTATTTATAAATATTTAGTGAATAGTTGTAATATGAATATGAAACGTGTTCAAAACTCACTCCAGAAATTTTAGATTTCTATTAAATTTTAATTATTATTTTATTCTTATTTTTTTTTATACTATTCATAATATAAATGAACGTTGTTAAAATTCTTTTAGTATTAGGTTTAGGTTATGTTGCTTTAAATCAGAAGGTTGAAAAGACACGTAATATGTTATTAGTAGTTACAGGTTTATTAGCCTTTTGTATGTTTAGTATGGAAGGGTTTGAAATTGATGCCACAAGTTTGGAAGCTACTTTTGACGGAGATACGATTTCCACTGGGCCGCTGCCTAAGACTATAACGGTGTCGGGAACAGATGCACCTATATATACAGTGACAGGTGATATAACTGCTACTGCTGATAGTATTACAGGCATCACTTGTAAAATGGCAGCGTCTGATAGTGCGAATGGAACAATAGGACTCACCGATGCTGCTGCTGCTACTGATTACAACCCCGCCACCGACCCCGCTTCTATTTCTACTACTTTCACTTGTGCTGCTGCTACAACTACTGGTCAATCCTGTTCTGCGGGAGAAACCGCTGGTAAAAACTGCCCCCCATATTATAAAGTTAAAACCGGTAATTGTGCCGCAGAACCATGTTTAGATACAGAATTCGCTGCTACTGGTGTGTGTTGTGAAAAAGTATGCCCTGCTGCTGATTGTGAAGAGTATCCATTTTGGGGTTTAGGTGAGGATGGAGCTGAATGTGGGGCTCCTTCAGGTTGGTTTGGTTATACTGTGAAACAATGTAATACAGATTCTTAAATAAATATTTTTAAATTATATTTTTATATACTATTCATAATATATGAATATCTTCAAAATACTTTTAATTTTAGGTTTAGGCTATGTTGCTACAACTCAGAAAGTTGAAAAAACTCGTAATATATTGTTAATAGTTATAGGTTTATTAGCCTTTTGTATATTTAGTATAGAAGGGTTTACAGGTATTACTTTTGATAATAGTGGGTCTGCTACAGATGCTCCTGCCGGTGGAACTATAACTTCATCTAATAATAGAGAATATGTATTCCCTTCTGGTTTTAGTTTGGCTACGGGAATGCCTGTCCCCGAATATTCGTGTGGAGATGGAAAGGTGTCTGTTACAGAACCAACGACACGTGATGGAGATTTGACTCCTGGTACAGTAGAGACTGCTTACCCTTGTAGTGATAGACAAAAATGTAAAAATGCTAGCAATTTAAGTTGTGTATATGGTTATACATTAAAAAGTGGGGATGATGATTTATGTGTTGGCAGTGCTTGCTCACAATCAGATTTTGAAAAAGATGGATCATGTTGTAAACCTGAATTTTGTGAATGTTTAACAAAAACAGATGGTGAACATATAAATTGCAATTCAGGTTGGGTGAGCATTGATGTAGGTAAATATATTAAAAAAAATTCAGAGAGTACTGGTTGGGAACTTACATCCAAATATTGGGATGAAGATAACTATAAATGTTGGCCAATGGGTTTAGAAGAACTACATCCTCGTTTAGGAATATTTTCAGGGAAATGTGTTGTTCCTGTTAATACACCTCTCGAAGAACTTGCTAAATGTGAACCACCCCAATCTGATGATGATACAAGTGATAATCAAGGAGGTGATCCTGATGATGATAATCCAGAATAATTTTAATTTAAAGATAATTTATATTTTATTACTATCTACAATATGAGTCTTAACAACAAATTTCTTGATAATATTTCTTATGATCAAGCAATTTTTACAAACAGTTTAATTTACAGGAAGATGAAAAATCTTAATAATGGTTATGATATTTATGCTCTTGTTCGTTTAGATGATCGCTTTGTATGGTCCAAGACAAATGATTATCATATGAATCATAATATTGCTACAGAAGAATTTAATGATTTACGATGTGTAAATGAAAATGGTAAATATTTAACAATTTATCGTCTTTATGAAGGGATGGCAACTAATCTAATGATTTACAATAGTGAAAATATGTTAGTATGGAATAATTTAAATATTCCAATGGATATTAATAATATTCATACAACTTCTCTATTAGATATTCCATCTCATATTGATTTAACAAAGGAGGATGAATGTCTTGATAATGAACGAGATGAACCATTTGAAATGAATTATGAACCTCTGTGTGGATGGGACAATCTATTAAAGCGCGAACCGCCAGATGAATTATCTATTAATGATGATTTAAATGATGAATTTTTTAAAAATATTTTAGATGATGAACCATTAAAGAGAAATGATAATTTTAATTATCCTGATACAGATGATGAAAAGAGTGTATGTTTTGATAAAGAATTAGTTGTAGAAATTCCTGAAGTAGAATACAGGTCAGATCCTTATGATAACGAATGGTATACTAAAGATGAATTCCTTGAATATTATGGTGGTTTAACTGAATGGAAAAATCAAGATCCAAAGTTAGTCTTAAGACGTTATCAGTATTATAATTTTTCGGAAACATTTAAGAATTTAAGTAATAGAAGATTTGAATTTTTATTCAAAAAGTATGAAAAAACATTTGTATAATAAAACAATAAAATAATAAGATATTATAATGAAAACAAAAAAGAAATCGTTAAAAAAAGATAAATATCATTTGATAAAAAGAACTGTCCCAGTTAGAAAAGAATATGGTATGAAATTAAAAGATGATTTAGAAAATATTAAATTAGGTAATGATCATTTAATGGAAATAACAAATAATAATCCAGATGCTCTAAGTTTGATATTTGTGAATTTAAGTGATGTTCCGATAACAATTCAGTATAAATCAGGTTTAAATTGGGTTTCACCTAAAAATCATAGTAGAGGTAAAGATAAATATTCTTGGTCAGATATAAAGTCTTCAAATAAGTTCCCTAAAACAGATTATCATTCTACAAAACAAATTACAGGTTATTTATATAGTGAATGGAGAATACTTTATAAAGATACAATACATACATTTAAATTAACTCCATCAAAGGATAAAAAAAATAATAAACATATTTATTTTTTTAGTAAACGAAAACATAAGATAACAAGAAAATTATTAGAAGATTTTTTAGTATATCAAATAGAAGCAGGCAATAATTTAAATATAAGAGATGGATTACAACCATCATTTAATAAAAGATAAAATAAGTTATAAACACCAACCACCACCGACAAAAGAAGTTCTTCCAATCTGACTGGGTTTTGATGAACCCTGACATGTTAAGATGAAATGAATTAATTTTTCTCTTGTCCAACTACTTTCAGAATATTTAAAAGTTCCAGGTTCACGATTAATCATACTATTTAATAATTCTCTTAATTGTTTTTCATTCATAGATTCTATTTCATCTTCTTTTTTATATTTATAATCACTTTTTTTACTACAAACCCGCTTCCCTTGACAAGTTAAAGCGATTTCAACTAATTTATCTTTTTTCATATTTTTGATATTTCCATAAGTATAACTATTTTTTTCTCTATTTGCGATATTTTTTAAGATAATTCTTAAAGTTCCTTTACCACCTTTTAGCTTATTAATAGATACTTCATCATACGAATCCTCATCGGATGATTCTGGTTGGGTCTCTTCATCATCAGATTCATTTTCATCTTCAGTCTCTTCTTCATCTTCAGTCTCTTCTTCATCTTCATCTTCAGGTTCGGGTTCAAAATCATCTTCTGTTTTCTCTTCACCTTTCTTCTTTTGATGATATTTTTTACATTCTTCACTCATATTCGTAATTTTACCATTTTTAACAGAAGCTTCGCCGATAGGATTTAAACTTTCATCATATAATATACCATCTAAATATGAATATTCTATGCCTTCGTGTATAATATCGATATAATCATCTTCATCTTCGCTAGATATTTCATCGTAATCTATACCTTCTCCATCTTCAGTATCTTTATCAGAATCCATTTCATTATCATCTACTTTATCATCTACTTCAACGTCTGAAAAAAAAGATCTATTTTTATTGTAATCTTCAATACCACCTTTAAATTCTTGCGTATTATTAAATTTACATTCATAAAGATGATCAATTAATTTATCTGAAGCATCACATTTACTATGAGCACAATAAGTTACTATTGGAACATCTTCTAGTGCTAAATGTTTATCATTCACTAAACTTTCAATCTTTGGATAATGTTTTAAAATAGATTTTAAGAAATTTTTTACTTTTCTGGTTTTACTTTCATTTGTATATTTATCCAATGATTCAGTTGGTAAATTATATGAATTAGGTATTTTATCTTTTTTATGATATTTTTCAGGTAATGCGTTTAAGATTATCATATCTTTGGATTTAATCCGTTCATCTAAATATTCTAATGAAACACTTTGAATAATTCTTATTGTTTTTAATGGTAACCAAGTTTTGTCTGAACTCTCTAAAAGATAATGAATATGTCTCGGATTAGTTTTAGAATTTTCTTTATAAGGTTGAGGGGGATTAAATTTTAAAATTACTTCACCTTTATCATCGCATTTTAATAAACCATGATTTTCATAATCTCCATAAGCTTCTTCGGGTCCTAAAATTTTATGAATATCTTTTTGTGGATTCGCTGCCCAATAAAAAACATGTTTGTTGCTATTATCCGAACCTAATGTTAAATGAGCTTCTAATGAATTTTCATCTAATTGGGGTAAAATATCTTTTAAACTTTCATTTTTAAGACTATAATTAGAATCACAATTTATCATTTTTGGATAAGGGGAATAATTTTCGTTCCTTTTAGACCAAAAAGGTATTTCTTCTGTATTTAATTCATCTGCTAAACGACAAAAATTACATTTTTTAATGGTATCTTCACTCATTATAATTAATATATATTTTTATATTTATTATTTTTCGTAAAATATATATATATATATATATATATGGTAAAAAGTAGAAAATTTAACTCTAAAAGATCTACTAAACGTTTATATAAGAAAAATAGATATAATACTAAGAAAAGAAGATATAATACTAAGAAAAGAAGATATAATACTAAGAAAAGGAAAATATTAAAAAAAATCGGGGGTTCTTCCCAAAGAGAAATTGAGGATCCAATTATTTTGTTTGATATAGAATTTATTAGACATGGTCCATCTCTTTCAAATGTTATGACTAAAGCACAGGCAAAAATGGATGAAGCATCTAGGATGAAGAGTGTTTCATATCTTAAAAGAGTAGCGACCCGTAGAAAGGGAATGAATTCCGATTTAAATCATTTTATTAAAGATGTATCTTTGTGTCATTTTGGTATATCTTGTGCTATAGATGCGATGAGTAATTACAGACACTTAACAGGGGATGTAGTATTATGTTCGTGTATGTTAAGAGCAATACAGACTGCTATGTTTCTCTTTCCTAATAAAAGAATTCTAGTTATCCCATTTATAAATGAAGAAGCTAAAGCGGGGTTTGAAAGAGATATGACTGGATATGCTAGAAGTCCCTATGAACCTATTTCAGTTGTTAAAAAAAGGGTTGACAGAACAATAGAAATTTTATCTAATCCAGAACTTATACATTTTGGTGGAGATCAATATACATTAGATAAAATAAAAGGATGGAAAAGAAAATATAGAGTAGAAGGTTTTGATGTTGATTTTAGTAATTTTGAAGAATCAGAAAAACACGCAGAGATAAGTGGATTAGATAGAAGTTTTTTATTTAAATCTAATCCCGAAAAGTTTTTTAATCATTTTAAAGGATTAATAGATAAAGGTTATATAACTAATGGTAGTGTAGCTTGTGTTACACACGGTTATACTTTAAGAAATAATGATCCGAATGAAGGTTTAATTGCTTATATGAAAACTAAAGGAACAGTAGATAAACCCGAATTAACTGAATTAACAGATAATAAACATAATAATGTTCCTAATTGTGGTTCTATTGTCGTTGAAGGCAAATATAATCCCGGTAATAGTGTTGCGATAGAAGATATTCATTTAAATATCGGAATGAAAGATGAGGATGATACATCTAATGTATATGGGAATCTTAATATTAAATATAAAAATACAGATGAAGGTGAAACTGGCGAAACTTCGTATAATGTAAATGATAATAATAAACCAGTCCATCCTAACTGGGAAAGGCGCCCTTTGGTGGACGATACCCCTAAATTTAAAGATTATGTAAATACCGTTGGACCAGAAAATGTAGCAAGAGAAACATTTTTCTGTTATAATTTCATGCATTTCCATGATGATTTAACTGGTTCTGTGAGTTCAAGTGTAGCCGATTGTTGTTCACCCACAGAATATTATCTTAAGTATTGTTTGGGTGATGGTGAACACAGTTTTTTAGATTCCGATTTTATATTAAAACTAGATACAAATAACAGTCTTAGTTTATTTTCTAGTAAACAAAGAAATAAAAGAAATATGGGTAATTTAAACCATGATTTTGAATTATTAGAAGAAAATAAAAAAAGGAGATTATTATTTTTTATGGTAACACAAGATGACCAGCCAATGGATCCCTTGAGTTCAATAAATCGAGGGTATTTATTACCCGGTATAGGTTTATATGATAGAATATTTGATGAAATAAGAGGTGATAATACGCCACAAGTGTATAAAGAAAGTTTAGGTGATAATAATGAATTTATAAGGTCTGTAGCAAGTGTTTTATGTGGAAGCAGTTATGTGAGAAGTAGAGACAATATATTTATGTATTTTACAAAATCAGTTTAAAATGTTTTATCTGTAACCTTTGATAAAATACGAATATCATTCATTAAACTATCAACACCTTCTATTAATGAAGTAAACATGTTTGTTATTTTACTGACTTCATCACCAACTACTAGTTTATGAGAAGGATTTAATGCTACGATAAATAATATTTTATCTTCTAACGGGTGAGGTTTTTTATATCCTAATATATGAATTAATGATTTATCATCTACTAAATATCTCATCATATGACTTTGATATAAATTACCTAATGTATGAGATTCATTTTCAACTTCAATATGATAAATATTTTCTTTATATTCTTCTACTGAGACTATACTAGGCATATCTTTAAGATATTCAATCATTTGTAATTTAAAATTTTCACATCTCTGTAAAAGTATCTTTACTGCAACTTTTAAAATAAGACTATTATCATAATAATGAACACTTTTCAAACTAAAATCATAACTATTTGGTTCATCAATATTATCTCTATGAAAATATCTTTCAGATTCTCTTAACTTAAATTTACGTGAATAAGTCTCAATATCATCTTTTTCTATCTCTTCAATTTGTATTTTCTCCCTTAAGACACTATCTACTAATTTTTCATCAATTTGAAATGAATATGTTGCCTGTGATACACCTTGAAATTTAGAATTTTCATAACCATACCCTACTGATAATGTGCCATAAAAATGTATTTCTTGATAATTATCTTCTGTATTTGTTTGTTTTAGTTCAGTAATTAAACAATAATTTTTATTTCCTCTAAATTCAAAGGGTTTAAATATTTTATCTTTTTCTTTTTGTGATAATGGTTTCTCTAAATCATAATTATCTATATCAGTTTTACTTAATTTATCCCGGATAATCTTTTCATCTTCAGGAGATAAATCATAAGAATCGTCAAATAGTTTTTCTAAGCGTTCACTTAAACCTTCGTTTAATGGATAAATATTTATATCATTCATTGTTACAAATTTAAAAGGTTCTTTACCATCATGTTTTACTTTACATTCAAAAAGATGATTTCTCATATAATTTTCAGGGTCGATATATAAAGGCATAAATGATATCCTATGAAGTAACATCTCATTATGTAATGAAGATTCATTTTTAACCATTATTAAATCGTTATTTTCACCTGTCTGAGTTAAATTAAAACCAACAGTAGGAATATCTGTTAAGAGAGTCCTGCGAATAGCATTCACTAAAGATTTATCAAAACCATATTCATCGTCACCCGATATGACAAATTTTAATTCATCATCTTCAACACGAATATCTGAATATTTAGGAGTAAATTTTACGCTTTCACTCATATTATAGTATTTTAATTATAATATTATTTTTAAATAATCAAATTTTTAAAATAAAGTTAATTTATTTGTTTTAAAATGAACCCAGCGAAATTTTTCCTTTATTTTTCCCTATCTTTTTCTTTTTTTTCTTGTATCTCTTATTTTTCTTGTATCTCTTATTTTTCTTGTATTGCTTCTAAATGGTCTGGAGGGCCCTACTCTATCTTCGGGTGGTATAAGATCCCTCATGGAAAAATTATGTTGTCCCTGATCTTGAAATGTGGGTTGACCCACGGGCATATTTACAGGGTCCATAAACCTCCTCTCATATTTTTCTGGACTCGTTTAGTTTTACGACGATTTGTCTTTTTAATTCTTTTTCTTTTATATATTCTTTTATTAACCATATTTATAATATTATATTAGATAAAATATAAATGAGTAAAGTTGTTGGTACCTATACAGGTAGATTTGATGTTTATAGAAAATTAAGTAATATTAAAATACAAATTATAAGTGTTCCTAAACAGAAAAATAAAATTGTTATTACAGGGCAACCTAAACTATTTTCGGGTTTCTCAAAAAATATTAATGGTTCATTATTGGGTGTAAAAAAATTAATTCATGATGAAAAATCATTAGGATGGAAATTAAGACCTACAAAAATGTATGGTGTAAGTATCTCTTATCAAAATAGAGGTTCCCATCAAGGGGGACCCATGCATAATTTTAAAGATAATATTGCTTTATTTTCAGAAGATGAAAAAAGTATTGATAAATTATTAAAATTCTTAGAGAAACATATTACAAAGGGGAAAGTTAGTCGTACTAAAAAGAAATCTAAAAAAGGAGGTTGTGGTAAAGGTGGAGGAAATAAAGATAAGAAAACATCTAAAAATGATAAACTTTTGAGAAATAAATATAAAAAAATATCTAAAATAGATTGTGCTAAAAAATATCCTAAATCAAGGGATAAAACATTAGAATGTTTAGATCAGAAAAAAATAGATTTAAAATCATTAGAAAGTGAATTCCCTGAAGAAATGAAAATTCTTAAAAAAGAAATAAAAGAATATGAACAAAATATGAATGCTTTTATGAAAGAAGCAGCTAAATGTCAAAAAAATATGCCAAACATGAATAAAGTGGAAAAATGTTCCGAAGAAGTGAGTAAAAAATATGGTAACATTTTTAAAGATAATAAAGAACTATCGCAGATATACACCGATAATTTGAGAGATAAATTAAATAGGATGATTGATCATACACAAAAAATAGATTTTGGAGAACTAGATAAATTAAATTTTTAATAAAATAATATATATAAATGGTTAAGAAAAGGACTGTTAGAAAATCTACAAAGAAAACAAATAATAATTCAGCTTATTTTATATATAAAAGTGGTAATTCAAGGAAATTTTGGCGAATCGTTAAAAATGGTACTAAAATAACAACTCATTACGGTAGATTTGGAACATTAGGCCAGATGACTACTAAAGACTATGGTATAAAAGTGGATTCTGTATATGATAAATTAATCCAATCTAAAAAGAAGAAAGGTTATGTTGAAAGACATGATTTCGGTGATAAAAATCCTAAACCCCCATCTAGTATAAAAAGAGAATATATGAAAATATGTAATAAAGCCGAAAAAGATATAAAATTAAATCCTGTAAGACGTAATTTTGATTGTGAAGGAATACTTGATCAAGATGATACTGAAATAAAATGGATGATAGGATGGTATAAAGATGCTTTAAGAAACAAAGAGTTTGATTGGGATAAATATAATAATCACTATAAATCAAAAAGGAAAAAGAAGAAAACACAAAAAGGTGGTGTGAAAACGTCGCAATAAAAAATATTAAATAAGTTTAATCATTTAAAATTTACTATTTTGTATTTAATAAATAAATGTCTGATAGAGTTTTATTTATTAGTGGTCGTTGTGAGCATTGTAAAAAAATATTAATAGGTATTCAACAACATCCTTTTTTAAAACCTTTGTTTCGGGTGGTAAATGTAGATACACAACCTTATCCCAATTATGTAAAAAGTGTTCCATCAATTTTAATAAATAATCAGGTGATAAGTGGTCAAACTGTATTTGAATATTTTGGTAAATTAGTTGAAGGAAAGAAAGCACAAGAACAGAGAATACAAAATAATCAAACGAATAGTTCTGATCAGGGACAATGTAGAATCAATGAAGAGGGGGAATTAGAAGGATATTGTGTTAACGGTGCTCCAGGTATTGAATTTAGTATGATTAGTGAAGAAAATGATGATTATACTAAAAGAACTTATAAAATGGAAAGTAGTTATGATTTTTTAGAAGGAGCTTCAGATGATATTCACGGACAAGTGAAATCTATGGAAGCACAAGATAGTCAATTAAGTCAAAAAAGAAAAGCATTTGATAGTGATTTAGAAAGAATGCAGAGAGAACGAGGTGAAATGATGGGACAACAAACGGGACCAGGTCCTTTGGGCGGACCAAGACCTCCCATGGGTCAAGGACCTGGTCCAATGATGGGTCAAGGGTAAAATATGATGAGATAATAAAAAATTTATTTTTATTAAAAAAAAAATATATATATATATATATATATTATTAAATAAACAGACGCAAAGCAAGGTCAAGCCGTAATCTGCCACCCATTAGTCGCAATTCAACATCAAAAGTTTATGTCAGTAATTCGCAACTCAACCCAATCGCGCCGCCAACCATTAGTCGCAATTCAATATCAAAAGATCGGGACAGGGAGAGAAAGGGTCGGGCCAGTACCCAATCAAAAGGTCGGGGCAGTAGTAACCAATCAAAAGTTCGGGCCAATAGTAGCCAATCAAAAACTACACCTGAAAATACAGGGTTTCAGGAGGCAAAAAGAAGATATGATGGATTATTTAGAAAGGCAAAAAATACTCCTTTATTTGCCACCCATCCATTACCCGCACTCCATTCTGATGGACTTACAAATGTGCACTTTTTCGGAGATGGGGTTAATAGTACATTAAAACATTTAAGAAAAATTGGTTTAAATGTCCCTAAAAATGCGAGATCATTGTATGAAATAACGGATCCGGATTCTCAATGTAAAAAATGTATAGACGAACCAACTGCTGATACCCCTTGCTATATATGTAAATTAATAATGAAAAATTTGGAAAACTCGGGTTTTTATTATGATAAAAGTGTAAAGAAAACGAGTTTTTTATGGACTGGAAGACAGTGTGAACATATTATTCCAGTATTAATGATGGCTATAATTTGTGGTCTTTGTGATTATAAAGGTGGGAAAAATCCAGTATCTCCAGAAAAATCTATAACTCGTTATTTTAATAAATTAATATATGCTTTTCCAAATGAAAAGAGAAAGATAGAAGATTTAATGGAAGAATATGAAACATGGCAGCGCGCTTGTTGGTTATTATCATATGCGTGGTCTCATACAGAATGCAATATGGTAAAAAATGAATTTCCATTTTTAAAATTTTCAATCCAGTGGACCGATATTCATAAGCCCTCAATTGAAATTGAAGATGATATATTTAAAGAAAATCTAGAAACGCTATTAAGAATGCTACTTTTTAAAAAAGATAATATATGGTGTGATATGTTCCGGGCAGTATATAAAGATGATATATTAGGTATATTAAAATCTAACTATTCAGGATTTCCTACTGTACAAGAAAAAGTTGAGGAATGGATTCAAGACACAATTAGAAGTGTTGAACAAGAAAATTTACAACCATTAATAACACGTTTAAAAGAAAATGATGCCTACTTTAATGTATCTTTATCTATATTGAAAGATACTATATGTGAAAGCGTAGATGATGATCCAGTAGCAATTCAAAAAATTTTAGGAGAAGATACCGTAATTGCTAAATTAATTTATTTTTCTGAAAATAAATTAAAAGCAATTATAGAACATAGAGGTGGCGCGGAACCGAGTTCAGAGATGGAGATGGAATCGGAGCCAGAGATGGAATCGGATCCAGAGATGGATATAAATACTGAAATAATAGGCTTAGCTAATATACTAGTCAACTTATCAAATTTAGATGATAGAAATCGCAGACTTGGGAGAGCTACAACTATAATGGGAGCCGAGGCTTTAGTAGCTCTTCAAAGTGGTGAATCAGCAAATGCTGAACTAATGACAAAAGAAAATATAACGAGACTTATTAATGGTATATTTGAAGATAATGATACTTCAGAAATTATCGCGGGTGCGATTTATCTAATGTATATGCATGAATCTACTAGGGAACATAATCCGTATGCAGTAGCTATTCAAACTGTTAATAATTGGATGCTTGGAAAGGGGGGTGATTATGAAAAAGAATTTAATTCCTTAATCAAAAGGGTTAAAGCTGTATATGGTGAAATCATTATTAAAGATCATTTAATTGCACACCCCCCGCCCTCCCATCCACCCGAACCTATCCCTAATATATCTATAATAACTAAATCTATTATAGATGTATTAAAAGATGTTGAAGATTTAACCGAAGACCCCATAAAAGAAAAAAAAACTATAACATGTGGATTTCAGGGGGATGAATTCAGTACTGATTTTGATTTTCAAGAATTTGTAGAGGATTCTTCTTATACTTTGACAGAAATATTTAGTGCGATTAATAATCTTATTTTACCGCCGGCGGAAGGTATTTTACTGCCGGCGGAAGGTATTTTACTGCCGGCGGTAGATATTTTACCGCCGCCGGACGAAATGGCATTAAAAAAGAAAAAGAAAAAGAAAAAACATACAAAACGTAAAAAGAAAAGGAAGAGTAAGCGAAAGAGTAAGCGAAAGAGTAAGCGAAAGAGTAAGTGAAAGAGTAAATAATCTAAAATGCGTTAAACTATTTAAAATATTAAAATTCTTTTATTAAATATAAATATGTCTGAGATTGAAACAAAACTATTCAGTCTTTTCTCTGATTTTATTCGTGATTTATCTAAAGTATTCCCTGAAATAAAGAATTCATTATATAGAAACTATGAAGATTGTTTAGTTGATGGGTCAAAATGTTTATCTGATTTTCCTAAAGTGAAACGATTTTTAGAGTTGATCGGTGATTATGAAAAATATATAGTTGATAAAAATTTAGAATTCTTTGATTTAGAAGTTGAGTTTCTTGAAGAAATAAGATTTAATCGATTATGGGAAAAGAATATTTCAAACAAAACAAGAGAAAGTATTTGGAAATATTTACAAACATTTCAACTAATCAGTATAAATCTAAAGAGCGGTGAAGCTTTGAATAAGGCTTTAGAAGGAGATAAAATTGATAAATCTACTTTAAAAGATTTAAAAAAGATGCAAAAATTAAGTGAAGATGTTCAGAGTAAAGCGAAATCTGAAGAAGGTGAAAATGAATTAGATAAGATGTTAGGAGGGTTAATGGATAGTGGTATTGGTGAAATAGCAAAGGAAGTAGCACAGGGTTTAGATGTTGAAAGTATGTTTGGCAACGTAGATGAAAATAGTAATCCTATGGAATTAATGACAAAATTAATGAATCCCGATAAAATGGGTGCTATTTTTAATAATATAAATTCAGTTATGGAAAAGAAGATGGCTAATGGTGAATTAACACAAGATGGTTTAAAACGAGAAGCAGAAGGTATGATGGGTCAAATGGGTGAAAACCCTATGTTTAAAAACATGATGCAGCAAATGGGCGAAAATAATATGGGTGAATCTAATGTGGATACAGGGGATACACCTAGACCGAGTAACAATGAAGAATTAAGTAGAGAAGAAAAACAACGTCGTTTAAGAGAAAAAATTAAACAGAAGAAAAATATTATAAAAGATAATATATAAATTAATGAAGAAGGTAGGTTTTAGCGGTGTAGAATCTAGATTTATGGACGATGAAGACGATTCGCATATTCGCCGATTATTAAGGGAAGGAAGAAGAAGGAAGGAAGCAACACATGGACAATATTGTGAAATTGATGATAACTGTCTTAAAAATGAAAGTTGTATAAATAATAAGTGTATATTTGATGATGGCTTGGAAATGAGAGAAGAGAGAGATGAAGAAGTTGAAGAATTGGTGAGAAATAACTGGCTGAAAAGCGCGCTCGGATGGAGTGGACCTATTGCTAAACAGAAGGCTTTGTCAGCTTTTTACCCATTCTCATTAGATGGTGTGAGTCAGGGTGGGGGAGAGTTAAACAAAATAGGGAGGAAAACTAAAAAAACTAATAAGAAACTTAAGAAAACTAAATCTAGAAAGAAAACAGTTAAAAAATCTAAAAGAAGAAATAGATAAATAAAATAATATAGATAAATTAAATTTTAATAATAATTTATTTTTATAAGATATAGTAAAAAGATGATAACAACTCCTTTTTGGTATAATGACCCGACTATTCTTTTTTCACAAGATAGTATTACAGAAATATTCCCTTCAAAGCGCTTTGATATTTTAAGAAAGTTAAATGCGATCGTAAGATTATCAATATTTTATACAATTATTATGTATTTAATGAAGCGTGAACAAAAATATTTAATTATTCCTTTAATTGTTATGGGTATTACATGGATGGTATGGTATAAACAAGAAGATATTCATACAGATTCTATAATGAAAGAATCTATGAGCGATAATATAGATGATTTAGTAAAAATAAACGATTTAAGTACCGAATGTAGGGTACCAGATAAAGATAATCCGTTTATGAATCCTTCATTAGCTGATTATGGTTCAGATAAACCCCCCCCACCTAAATCTTGTCCTAGTTACAATAATAAAGGTGTTCAGAGAAGAGTAGAAGAATTATTTAATGAAGATTTATACCGAGATGCAAATGATATATTCGGTAAAAATAATAGTCAGAGACAATTTTATACAGTCCCAGGAAATAGAGTTCCCAATGATCAAGGATCATTTGCTCAATGGTGTTATGGAACCCCGCCTACTTGTAAAGAAGGTAATAAAATAGCTTGTTTAAGTGCGAATGGTAGACCTGGTGGATCTACGGGTTCTGGAAGTAATTAAATTTTAATTCTTATATTTTTTTTATTTTTATCAATATATATATTATAAATGACAGATGTTTTAGGAAATAATGGTTATAATGGATATATTGCTGGTAATCCTTCTCCTCAATTACAAAATTGTGGTAATGCCGAAACACAACCTGATAAATTTCAACTTTTTAAAAAAGCGAGTATTCGTTCTGATCAGCTAACTATGGACTTAGACGTTATGCAGTCTCAGGGTCCGGGTTATTATCATTTAGATAATCAGTTTGCTTGTGAATGCGGTTTAAAAGAAGCTCAAAGTATTCAGACATCTCAACCAGGCATTCACTTAAAAGGTGGATTTGGATGGATTGCTGAAAAAGGTTGTCTTGTAGATAATGATTCTACATTGAGACAAGATAAAACGAAGTTAACTAATGATAGACAAATCAATCAGATGTTTGAGCGTCTTTCAGCGACTACTCCTAATTTAACAAAAGGTTATTATGATGTAGATACTGAATCTATTATTAGACCAGGTGACTTTTCTTCTGATCAGAAACCTTGTATTGGGACAAGTGAAGTTACATTTGGTAATTATTTCTTACCCATGATACCTAAATTAAAAGAAGAAGTTCAAGATCATAGACATATTATCCCTGAAGATTCTAAACAAGATTGGGTCAGAGGTGGTTTACCTACGAGACAGATGGTTAGAAATGCTGATTATTTAAGAAGATGTCAAGAAAAGACTTTTCAATGATTAACTCTAAAATTAAAAATACTAAATCTTAATATTAATTTTTTTTTATAATATTCATAATATAATATGAATAATTTAGATAGTGGTGGAATCACAAATACTCTTTCAAATAATTTTACCTCTTTGCCTGGTGAATATAGATTAAATGAAAAGAGAAATCAAATAAGTTATCCCTGGGCTCCTACTATGATCTTACAAAAGAATGGTGGTTCTTTAATGGATGAAAATTTCTTTGATACGGATAGTGAACTAAAAAATATTACTAGAAAGTTAAGTAATAATCCTAAAGAACAATATATACCTGGTCAAGAAGGCGAAGAAAAACGTATGTTAAATTTTAAAGATGGCGGTTATCATCAGATAAGTAGTCGTTTAACAAATAATGCTTTTGAGTTAAAAGGTATAGGTATTAATAGATGGGAACCTTTATTTTTTGATCCCCAAAAAAATGCTATAGAACCTTTTAGAAGAATAGGTGATAATACGGTTTTACATACTTTAGACCAACATGTTAATGAATGTGGTAATATTTAAATGTATAATAAATTTATTTTAAAAAATATTTTATAATATATAAAATGGTTAAAAGAAGATCAAAGAATATTTTAAAATCTAGAAATATTAGGAATAAACGGTCTAAGATTAGAAGAAATAGAAAGAATAGAAGGAGAACTAATCTTAAAAGAAAAACAAAAAATATAAAAAAACATCTAGTTGGTGGCGGTGAACCAAGCACTATACGTGAAATATATGAAAATTTTCTAAAATATAATATTGGACATGAAAAATGGTTTTCCACAAGTGAAGGTGATTTTAACCCTTTAAAGGACCGGAACTTCGCCGGGGAAGAAGTAAAAATTATTCCAGAAGAAGCGATGTTGGTGAGATTTAAAGATATACTTAAAAATGTATCACCATACACTTATACAGGTAATGAAGAGATGTATGAAAAGTTCGATAAAAATGATAAAAAAAATAATGTCAAGAAAAAGATATACGAAATATTCGGGTTTAATTCAAGGGAAGAGTTTGAAGAGAATAGAGAAAGATTAAGAAAAGAATATGAACATGTATCGAAAAGATTGAATCAAACAACTCAAAAACCTAAATTATCTTATTATAAAAGCGAAGGAATGATGGACTATTTTGCAGGAGGTGGTAAATAATTAATTTTTTATTTAAATTTGATTTAAAATTAATATATATCATATTAACAAATATATATTATGGAAGAAGAATTTAATGAAGAGGTTGAATATACGGGTGATGAATATGATGTAACAGAAATAGTTGTAGAAGAAAATGATGATCAAAAAATGATTGAGATATTAAGGAAATATAATAAACATAAGCGTAATTATAAAACAAATCCAATTTTAACAAAATATGAAAAATGTAGAGTTCTTTCAGAGAGAGCTAATCAAATTAATTGTGGTGGTCAGATTTATATATCAAACCATGAAAAATTCACAAATGCTTATGATATTGCAGTTCAAGAATTTAATGAAAAACGTATTCCTTTTATCATCAAAAGACCTTATGGAAACGGTTTTGAATATTGGAAACTTAAAGATTTATATTAAATATTTATATTAAATATTTCCTATAAAAATATTTTATTTATACCTATTATAAATGAGTGTGTTAAAGGATATTGTAAATATGGTTAAGAAATATTGCGATGATGATGTTTGTTTAATGATTGTTTTTATTATCGTGGGTTTTAGTCTTTGTTATCTGTTTAAAGATCGTATTAGTGGTTTTTCTAATTTTGCTTCATTAGATGAAGAAAGTGATAGTGATGAGGCGCCTAAAATAGAAAGTAAAGGTATTCCTAATACTCCTGATATTCCAGTAGAACAACCCGTGGGTATTCAGTTGAGAGAGAGAAAACCTGAACCGACACCTTCCACGAAAAGAGCACTAGAATTAATGTCTGGAAAACCCCCCGTAGAAAAGAAGATGATTCAACAGAAGAATGGTTTACTAGTTCAGGATTCTATGATTTTTAAACCCTTTGATGAAGTATGGAATCCTGGATTCATGCCTTTAGATATGGTATTTAAAAATGTTCAGAATTCTTTGGGAAGTATTATGGGTCCCGACAGACCTACTGGACCGACTATGGGCCCCGATAGACCCACGGGTCCCGTTATGATGCCTCAGCCCCCATCTCAACCAAGTCCTTCTGGTGGTAGTAATGTGGACCTTGTTCTCGTTTATGCCCCCTGGTGTGGTCATTCGAAACGTATGTTACCTGATTATGAAAAAGTAAAATCGGAGTTTGATGGGAAAACTATAAATGGAAAAACGGTTAATGTAATCATGTATAATTCAGATGTGGATAAAGACAAAGTTAAAGAATATGGTGTTAAAGGTTTCCCTAGTCTATTTATAGAGAAAGATGGTAATAGAGAATCATTCCCTCATAGAAGTTATGATAAAATTAGTGATTATTTAAATAATCTCTAAGGTTTAATTCCATTTTTTAGTGATATTATATTGTTTTTTATTGTTATCAATATTATTATTATTATTATTTTCTTCATTATTCATATTTTCATTTGAATAATTCCAATGGTCGGGGCTACATAATTTAAAATCGTCATGAGGTTCAGCTTTATACCAAAATACTTGATCGGTTAATTTATTACTTTTCGCATTATTGTGAATAACTAAACATTCATAATTTTCAGTACACTGGTCCATTACTTGACAAAACATCTCAAAATTAGGAAACATACCCGCATAATGTTCATATAAACGTTTTCTATTCGAAACATAATTTTCTCTCAAAATAAATACATAATCAATATTAGTTCTTAAATTTGGTGGAATACCTAGAGCATATTGCATAGTAATCATAAACATAATCTTAAAATGACGACCATTCATAAATAAACTTCTAACATTTTTATCTTTTGTCCAACTATTATCATAAAGACAATCATCAAGAACAAGAAATGCCCTAGGATCTGTAGATGGACAATCTTTACATCGTTCTATCATCATTCTTTGTCTTTTTAATAATCTTTCAATAATTCCAGGTTCATATTCATCATAAATAAATAATTTAGGAACCATTTTACCATAAAAACTATTCGCTGCTTCAGTCCCTGAAATAACTTGACCAGCGGGAATACCCGTATGATGTGCTAAAATATCTTTACATAAAAAAGATTTACCCGTATCTCTCTTACCAATCAAAACAACAACTTTATCATCTTTAATTTCTTTAATATCAAAACGTTTTAACTGTATTTCCATATTATATATATAATGTATAAAATCTATATAATTTAAACATAAGTTTAAAAGTTTTATTTTTTGTAAAACTCTCAATTAATATGAATTCAGAAATTCAATTTTATAAGTGGCAAACACGTGATTATAAAAAATTATATGGTTCAATAAGAGAAAATTTAGATATGAATAATTTACAATTTTATATGCCATTTTATTCGCTATATTTTTATATTCATAATAAATCTAAAGCAAATCATAAGATTGATATGAAAAGAAATTATTATCTCAAAGAAGTTTTAGAAATTACTAAAAGTAGATATTATAATTCAAATATGTTTTTAAAGGGAAATGTTTATAATGAATCCAAAAATGTTGTAACTGAATGTGAATTATTTTGTAAAAGTATCCCTATTTTAGATCCTATTCATGTAGTGAATAATAATTATAATCTAGTGAATCATAATAATTATCATTTACCGAGTAATTATAATTATAATACTTTTCATAAAATTAATGATATGAATAATACAGCATATATAGATGTATTATGTAGTTTCTTATTTGGAAATTTAACACATTATAAAAAAAATCCATCATTTCCTCTTTATTATGGTTCTGTAAATGGTATAGGGGATTATAATTATGATTTAACAGAAGATTATGATGATATTAAAAATGATAGATGTTTTAATGAAAATATAGATAAAGGATTTAAACTTGAAATTTATGTTTCAGATGATGAAAGTTCTTCTGATGATGATGAAGATAGTGATTCTAATAATGAAAGTATAACCGATGATGAAGATAAAAAATCTGAGTCGGATAAATCATCTATAGATGAAAAACGTGAAGATAGTAGCTTTGATGATTGTATCGCAAAATTATTAAAAATACCTATTCAGTTATTATTTATTGAAAAATTAGAAGGAACTCTTGAAGATTTATTAGATGAAGATATTAAAGAAGAAATTTTATTATCTTGTATTTTTCAAATATCATTCGCCTTAACTTATCTTCAAAAACATTATCAATTTACTCACAATGATTTACATATTAATAATGTAATGTTTAAGAAAACCGAAAATAAATATCTTTATTACAAATATAATAATATTTATTTTAGAGTTCCTACCTATGGTTACATCTTTAAGATTATAGATTTTGGGAGAGCAATATTTAAATACAGAGATAAAGTTTATATGAATGATGTTTTTAGTGATTATGGTGAAGCGGGGGGTCAATATACTCATCCAAAACAAGTTCAATTCACTATTGAAAGGGATAAAGAATATATAAAACCAAATTATCATTTTGATCTTTGTAGATTAAGTATGACTATTTTAGAAGAATTAAATGATAAAGAATATTCAGAAGAATCATTGCAATTTCTAAATCATATGTGTAAAAATAGTTGTGATATAAGTTTTTGTGATATGCCAGATGATTTTTATCTTTATAAAAGTATTGCTAAAGACGCTTGTAATTGCTTACCGAGAGAAGTTATCATGAATGATATTTTTAAATCATACAGAATAAAAAAGAAATTATTTCCTAGAAAATCATATTATACACTATAAATTATACAATTTAGTTTGAATAAAATACTAATGTATATCTTTCACCCCTAAAAGGACATGTTTCATGTGGATATTTTGAACCATCAAAAGTATAAAATTTATTTTTAATATCATGTTTTACTGGATTCTTTTCATGTTCATCAAAGATAGTTAATTCACCCCCGGTATAATTACCTAAACCTACAATATAAGATATACCTGTATTTTTAGCATCTCTGTGTCTAGCAGCACGATGATTTTTATTATACTGAATCGATGTAAATTTAAATTTAGGATCTTTTAATCTCATTAATTTTTTAGATTCTCTAAATAATTTTTTATATTTAGGTTCTCTTGTTTTCATAGATAACATTTTACGATAACCCGAGCGTGAACCTTTACCCGCCCAAGAAGTAACTATTCCAAGGACGAAACCTTCATAACCCGATTTTCCAGCCATAACATGGCTTTGTCTTAATACATTAGGTCTTGCTGTTTTAGGCCATTTCATTTCTCTTAACATTTTTAAGACTAATTTCTTTTGCGATTCAAGAGTAATTTTATCCTTGCGTGTTTTTCTATCGGTCTTTCTAGTATTCTTTCTTTTAGTACGTCTTTTTGTTCTCATTTATATTATAATATATATTTTTTTTAAAAAGGTGGTTTTGTATAATTATTCATTTTTGGTGAAGAACCACTAACATCTATGGAACCACTACTCACTAAGCTCTGAGAACTATTATTAAAAAAATACAACATAATCGTGCTTATAAAAATAATAATACTGAAAATAGTTAAATATTCATTTTTACGATCACGTGAATCATATTTATCATCTGTGATCAAAGCATAACATCCTGTGCTAACCATTGATATACCCGTACCGACTAATAAGCAATGACCAAACATTTATTAAATGAGAATAATAAATTCTCGTTTAATAAACTTAATGATAAATTTCTTAATTTTTCATAAATTTGATTTTATGATTAATATTGATTATTTAATCATATAACCAATCACAGGTGATAAACAATACCGAACAAAATGCCAACCATCTGCACCTGCAAAAGGGTCCATATTGCTTTGATAAAGCAGGGAAGACCAGAACTATATATTCATATCGCCGAGGAGTTGAAGAATATGAGAAATCATCCACCCGATTTAGATATCACGCCAGAACTAGTCGCCCAAAATTTGCTGAGACGATACCCAGGGTGCCCTCAAAAATATGTTCCGAGAAACGGAAATCGCCCATGTCACCCCAACGGAGACCTTAAATAGAAAATTCATCCAAATACAAAAATACAGAAAACTAGTTTAGATTAAAGACAAAAAAGATTTTTTTTATTTTTCTACTTCATTCGCATCTTCAAAAAGCGTAAACATTTTATCATTATTTGTTTCAACTTTAATACCTTTATCTTCAACTATTTTTTTCATATCATCAAAGAAATTTGCTAATGAAGAAGTTTCATCAATATCATCTTCATTTTTGACTGCTACCATTTCTTTACGCGGTGATTTAGGTTCTTGGGGTATATCAACAGTAGGATTATTTACACTTTTATTTTCTTCAATGATTTCTAATGGTTTTACTATTGGATCATCAACAGATTTAGTAGGTTCGCTAGTATTAGTATTATTAGTTGATGAATCTTTATTCATATTTGGATATAAATTATCAAATGAAAAAGCAGGTTGAGTCACAGGTTCGGGTTCAGGTTGTGGTATAGGTTTTATTTCTTCTATCGGTGTTGCTAAAACATCACTTTTTACTACATTGACTTCTTCACTGGGTGGTTGCATATTTGTCATAAATTTCTTTAATTTATCTTCATCTACCGTTTCTTTTTTATCATTTGTAATATCAACATTATCATATTTAATTTCTACGACAGGATTTGGTGAATTATTTGTTTCCAAAGGAGTTTCACCTGGTATATCTACTGGAATAGTAATGTCATTTACAACTATATCATTACAAGCTTTTTCTACTTGAGCATCAGTAGGATCATCTGAAACCGGGAATTTTTCACTCATACTCAGTTCTTCGGTAGATGCTTCTATTTTTAACTCATTTTGAATATCTGTTTCTTTTTTAACAATATCATTTAATTTTTCTTGTAGATTTGAAATATCCTCCTCTTCCTTAACTATTGTAGGTCCCGTATCTATTTCTTTATTATCATTAATAATACTGGATAGAGTTGGTTTAGAGATATCTACTTCGGGTGAATCATTGGTTAGAACTTCATTGGAATCTTCTATTTCTTCGTCGTCAACTAAAATAAAATCTTGTAGTTCATCAGATTTTTTATGAATAGGTGATCCTGATTTTCTCTGAACATTTTGAGGAACAAAATTACTTAGTTCTTCTCTTAACATCTGTTTTAATGTTTCTTTTTGATTTAAGATACTATCAGTTTCGCCTTCTAAATGTTCTTTTAAGATATCTTTAATAGGCAAACTATTTCTAATTGTATTTTCTATACATTTTTGTATGATACTTTCAATTTCTTTATTGTTTTTTTGAAATTCATGACCAGGTACATTTTCATTAAATAAATAAGGATTTTTCCATAATTCTCTTGCCGTATTTATATAACATTTATGAACAAATGTACTAGTTTTAGGTATTGTTACATTAATCTTTTGAAAGCTCTTATTGGGGCCAATTGAAGTTAAAATTTTTGTATGACTAATAAATACAGCAGTAATTAAATCATCTATATAATCACAATTACTATTATTAACAATACGACTACATTCTGAATCAATAATTTCACTATTCCATATTGGAACCTTTTCTAAAAGTTCTCTAAAAATCAATAAGATAGGCATTTTCTTCCTGCCATACAACAATTTAGATTCATCATAGATACTTTTTACACCATCAAACATATGAGGATATAACATATCAACAAGCTGAGCAGTATATTCTACCTTAGCTTGTGCAAAAATAGGAGTATTTAACTCTTCCATAATTAATAAGACATTTTATTATTTATATTAAACTTAAACTAATTTTTTAAAAGATATTCTAAATACACAATTATCTTTTCCATACACTTCATAATAATAATCTTTTAACTCTGTCGAATTTGTAATATGTTTCTGATCTTTAAAATAATTAGGATGTTTAAATATATATTCATTCATAGTAGGGAAAATATCTAATTGAACCTCATAATTCATTGATAAAAAGTATTCATTTACTTTTTCTATATCTTCTTTGGTTAGGTTATTGATGTCAACTTTATCTTTTTCACCATAAAAATATTTTAAACCATCAACAAAAATCATTAATAATTGTTCAAATTCATGTAAACCTAAATTTTTACCGGGTTCGTTCAAAGGTAATTCTAATTTAACTTCACCCTTTTCTCTAGGTGAATCTGAAAACAAATAATTGATAAAATCTTGATGATCTCCTTCTTTAAACACAGTATCTCTATTCATATTAAATATATGATAAAAAATTTATCTATTGTAAACTAAATATGATTAATAATGCTTTAGTTGAGAAAACTATTTATGCTTCCTTATGGGTTCAGTTTTTAACGACCAGTCTTTCATTAGATGGTTTAAATTATGAGTTAGCAATTGAAGATAGTATCTTAAAAGATATCCTTGTCTTAGAAGCTTTTGTTCAATTTGTTGAAGCTTTCTTTTATATTTGGGTAATTTATGCTTTAAAAGATATAAGAAAGATGACAAGTCGTAGGTATATAGATTGGTTTATTACAACACCAACTATGCTTGTATCCACAATTATTTTTATGGAATATTTAAGAAAAAAAGAAGCGAATGAAGACACATTAAACTTTTGGACATTCCTACAAGATCATAAAGAGAACATTATAAAAATAGTTTCTTATAATTTCTTTATGTTACTATTTGGATTATTGGGTGAATTAAATATTATTGATAAAAAAATAGGTGTATCTATAGGTTTTGTATTCTTTGGTCTATCATTTAAACTGATTTATGATGAATATGCTAAATATACTGAAGGGGGTAAAAAATTATTCGCATTTTTATTAATAGTCTGGTCATTATATGGTGTTTCAGCGATGATGCCTATGGTTCCTAAAAATGCTTGTTATAATATATTAGATATCGTTGCTAAAAATTTCTATGGTTTATTTATTTATTATTATATTACTCAAATAGGTACTCGTAAAGGTTATTTATTAAATTTTATAAAAACGGAATAAGAGAACTATTCGCTTTAATATAAATCATATTATCTTTTAATTCTAATCTATTTATTGTATTTAATGTATTTATTAAATATTCTTTATCGTATTCACTATTAATATTTTCATTATCAATTTGCCATAAATAAACGGGTGCTACAGGGGATTGTAATGTAAATACAAAATCTAATAATCTTTTGATATGTTTATCATTCACAAGAATTAAACTTTTTTGTA